TGCAATTATTATAAGGCAAAGTTACCAAAGTAGTAGTATTAATGAACACCTATACTTCTCTGAATGACGAGTCAAGTATTAAATTATAAGTCTTTTCATCTAACTCGTCTGTAAGAACATAACCAGTTAATGCCAACTTGACTTCTCCAATATAGGATTCTCTGTTCATTAAGTAAAGCCCCTCTTATAATTATTGTAATGTTACACTAATATCAAATGTAACAATTAACCTTAATATCATCATTATCTTTATAAATCAACTAAATGCCATCTACAACAGATATATCTGTGTCCTCTGCTGTAATAAAAGCCTGCATTTTGTTGTCAGTTTCAAATTTAGAATAAATCATCTTTGCCATCCACGACATGCATTTCTTTCAATTCTATTATATACTATCTTCCCTAAATTATCAAATTATCTTGTTGAGCAGAAGCCCCTAAAAGCATAAACTCAAAGAGACTTCTGCTATTTTAATTATTTATTAATCGCTAATAAATACTTCATTCGATTAGGCAACATCGCCATAAACTACCAGTGCAGGGTTAAGAATCTTAGCATCGTAAACTGTGCTGAAGCCCTGTGATGTCGTTCCATCGGGGAACTGAATTACCTGTGTCGGAATAATCGGAAGGTAAGGAGCATAAACAGCTGCAGATGTCATAAGGTCTCCACCATTTACACCAAGGAAAAACTCGTTCTGAGCGAGGTCAGGAGAGATGAATACTTTGATTCCACCAAGGTTGCCTGCGAAGTAAGGTCCAACAATGTTTGCATTAGCAACGGGCTTCCAATCAGGGCAGAAACGAAGAATCTTCTTAATGCCAGAGCCAGCTACCATATAAGTGCAGTTGAACTTCTTTGTGATGTCATAAATAACTTGGTCAGCCTTGTCGATGATGTTAACGAAAGAAGCATAGTGCTCTTGCGTCGAAACACCGATTTGAGGAGTAAGAGAGAATGTGTCGAGATGCGGATTAGCCTTCGCAGTTTCAAGAAGCATACGAACAATCTCAGTATCAATCTCATACTGAAGTCTTGATGTAGCCTGCTCGGAGAGAGCTTTGTTCATATCAAGACCATACTCGGTCTGAGCCTGGAACTGTGCAATTTGTGCCCAGTTGATGACGATTCTACGAGCTTTAGCAATGAGAGGAATTCTCTTTGTCTGCATCGTAATTGTCGGAAGACTCTCAGCCTTCTGAGGAATAATAATGTTGTTGTACTTATAGGCAATCTTCTTAACTGTGCCAGTTACGGTAGCAGTAACAGTGCCATCATCTGCAACAGAAACGTCTGTAGCTTCAAGTACATTACCATCAGCATCGAGGAACTTAATTGTACCATCAATGTAAGGACCAAAAGCAATCTTGGTTGTGCCACTTACAAATGTGTCAACACTCTCAACAACTGCATCAGCAGTGTAGTTTACATCCATACCATACTGAGTAATGCCCTCACCATAGGTATAACCCATGTTAAGACCAAATACAGAGTTGAATACGTCACCAGCACTTGTCTGTCCCTTGTCCGTTCCTGCAAGATACTCAATGTAAGTTACAGAACCTTCCCAATCTTTCATAGGAGCAACGATGCAAAGGTCAAATGCAATCAGGTTCGGTCATTTGTATTACGAATAAATCGTTTCCATTTATTCTCTTTATGTCACCATAAAGATTAGACTATATCATATTCTCATTAACTGTTTTATAATGAGAACCCCACCACTTCGACTTCACTTGAAGTCTACCCTACTTGCTTCTTCTATAAAAGTGTTTCAACTCTTATATATGCTTTCGGTAGTCGTTGAGCCTTCCTCTTTTTTAAAGAGGCTTGGTTTCTGATTATCTCAAATTGTGATTGCTTGCATATTTGAGACTTCCCAGAAATTCAATGGGTTTATGTTATGATTTGTTTTTATTTTTCATTGCCTTACTTTTGATATAAAATCTATGCTCAGGAGTTTCTTGTATGTTACATTCTTCACAACAATATTCATATTGGTTTTTTGACAAATGGAAATGTTTCATAGTAGCACACTGCCCATTTTCTTGCCAATATTTTGCAAAGCCCTCTTCGATTACCCTTTTAATTTTTTCAGGGTCATATCTATAATGGTCTTTACCTTTAATCCCACAAAATCCATATGTGCCACCATTAGCTATTATTTGCTTTTTGGTATCATTGTGCTTTTTAACTCTTTCATCAGTGTCAACTGTTAACCCCTTGTTCCAAGGTTTATAGCATTCATTAAACAACCTGCCTTTTACCCACCCATTTTGTTCATATTGAGGCACTTTATCTCGACTTATACATTTACTATGTGTGCCATCATTATACCATATGTGTCCATTAGATGTCCCTGGGTGTAGACGATTTTTAGCACGATTACTCATTTTAAGTTTAGTATTTTCATCGTGTTTCATGCCTGTAAAAAATCTTAATTGCCCACCTTTTGTTATGTTATACCCAATTTCATAATTAGGCAGTCCATTTTGAGCAATATGCAATTTCTCTTTTGCATCGGCATCTTGTTTACTTTCACACCATTCAAGAATTTCGCACTTGAAATTATTTTTGCCATATTTATGTAACGCTTCTGTTATCATTTTACCGCTACCAAAATATGTCTCATCAAAAACTTCGGATTTGTGTTGTCCAATATAAATTTTATTATTAATCAAATTAGTTGTCTTATAAATGTATCCATACATTTTGTTCCCCCTAACAAGATTTTATATAGAGATGGTAATTCGATATGTTAGGCTATCAAAAACAGTTTGCAACCTGCTGTCCCATCTTTATAGCAATGGCAAATTTTGTAACTACTCAAACCACAACTTCGTTAAACATTGCTGTTTAACGCCGCTATTTAGTTAACGGCAGCGTTGATTAAATTAAGTGTGAACTTCTCAAACGATGTATCACCAAAACCAGTCTTCTGTGTTGCCTGTGATGTCTCCATAGCCTCATGGAGCTTTTTGCTTGCGTTGCGAAGTGTTGCTACAAGAACGAGTTTCCTTGTGTCATCCATAGCTTCGCCATTGTGTCTAGCCTTGTAATAATTCTCAGCAAGTGCAATAGGCTTTGCAAATGCTTCTAAAAGTTTGTTTGCCATAATTTCTTTAATTTCCTATATATTTTTGTATTTCATCAATAACAATCAAAAGTTCTGCCAGTCAGAGTAAGAGAATATATCTTTTACTGCATCATCAGCCGTCTTGGGTTTTGAAGTTGGTATAACCACTTTCCTGCTTGTATTGCCAATATTGAATGGGAGAGAATTTCTTCTACTGATAGCCGATGCTAAATTTCCACAAATAGTATCAATATCCTTAAAAGTATATGACTCACCTAATCTTTGCTTGACTTGCTCAGGAGATACCCCAATCATATTAGCTTTGATTTCGATATATCCATCAATGGCGGTTCGGCTCATTTTCTTATATTTTTCAATAAGGTTTTGCGCCTTTCCCAAACTCTCTTTGTAAACCTCGCTGTCTTTCTTAATGCTCTCTTCTAATTTTTTTATTTGAGAGTCTTTCGCATCAAGCTATTCCATAAGAGAAGATTTTTGTTTCGTAATCGTATTTTGAGCAACTTCAAGATTCTTCTTGGAAACTTCAAGTCCCTCTCTCAATGACTGATTTTCAGACATAAGAACATTAACACGAGACTAAACAGTTTTAATCTTTTCTTCTTCGTCTGCTTGACATCTGACTTTTTCTGTGAGTTTTCTTTGAACATCTTTGATTTCTTTGAGACTTTCCCTTAAAGACTTATTCTCTTTATCAAGTTCAGAAATTTTTTCCTCTCCTTGTTTAACAGAGCTCATTGCTTCCTCAAGCACTTTCTTAGCTTTGTCATCCTCGATATAACCAACTGATAATTTAGCATTAAGTTCCTTGATTTGCTTTCTTAAACTTTGATTTTCTTTAAGAGATTCTTGCAACTGTATTGATACATCATCTCTGATATTATCTGCTGATTCAGTTCCAGTTGCTATCCATTCGGGCTTGTAATCAATTCCAAGCTCGTTTAAGGCTTCAAGCATGACCTTTTGTTCCTCTTCCTCAGCATTGTTAATGTCATTGAATAACTCTTTTTTCATCTTATTACCATTAGGGTTATAAGACTCTTGGAAAGTCATTCTCGCATCTGCACAAGCAGGAATAAGAACCAAGTCAAAAGCATTTAAATTATATGTATTGGGGTCAACAGATTCATTGCCATTATCATCAGTTACAACATCTCCTGTGCCCCTACTTGACACACCAAACCTAAAACCATATTTAGCAAGAGCCAACGCAATTTTACCACATGGTGTATCAATAATATCAAAATAACCAACAAGGTGACCCTAAGAATCTTTCTTGGGAGGCTCTGGCATCATAACTGCTATTTTGGTGGTATCAGTTTCCTCTCTATTCTCATTAGAGCTCGGATGTTGAATTTCACCTGGAATTCCACCATTGGCAAATAATTCTTTTACAATATCATTTTGAAAAACTTTTTCCCAAAGAGATTCATTATACATTCTGCCGTTTCTTGTACCAACTTTGAAACTAGCAATAGGACCATACAATCTACCAAGTATGCCCCTCTTTTCTTTCTCTTCTTGTGTTAGGGGCTAAAATAACAACCCCTCTTTAAGTTTATCAAGCATTACACTTTCGCCCCTTTCATTTGTTTCAACTCAAAAAGTGTATAAGGGGAATTTCCCCTATACACACTTTATTATATATTATTTATTTATATTTGTCAAATTTACAAAATTAATATGGAATTTCTACCCAATAATGTGTGTAGTCATCTGTCTTTACTTCATAAAAATTCCCTTCAAGATAAATATCTCTGCCATAAGCTCCATAATCAAAGTAGTTTTCAAGAGTGTCTTTGCCTAATTCTTCTATGCCACCTAAAATGTCATATACATAAGCTTCTCCAATCTCTTGGTCACTTGCATATTCATTTCCACAAATATATTCGCCAGCGGAGATATATTCTTCGGAGTCAGGGTCATCGGGGTCATAGTCA